TTTTTAGCACCTTTTTCTTTATCTGTTACAAGCAATAGTAAACAATCTTTTTTATTGTTAAAAGAAGTGGCTTTTTTAAGAGAGGCATATCCTAATGCTACTACTGAAGGAGAACCTAAGTATTACGCATTGTTTGATGACGATACATTTATGTTAGCTCCTACACCTACAAGCGGATATACAACTGAACTACATTACTTTTATAATCCACCTTCGATTACAGAAGTTGCTAATGGACAAACATGGTTAGGAACAAACGCACCAGAATGTCTTTTGTATGGAAGTATGGTTCAAGCAAATCTTTTTTTAAAAGGTGAGCCTGATATGCAACAACAATATGAAGCACAGTATCAAGAAGCTATATTAAGATTAAGAAACGAATCAGCAGGTAAGAGCATGCAAGATAGTTATAGGTATGGACAACCTAGACAAGCAGTAGAATAGAGGAGGAAATTAATGGTAGTTACAGTTAATTCAGAAATGTCATTAGGAAATGTTATTGTAGACACAACAGAAAATTCAGGTCATCCTGTAGAGTATTGGGCAGAACAGGCAACACATAGAATAATTCAATATTCTAATAATGTTGATCCTGTGTTGCAACAACAAGCAAAAGAGTTTAAGAATATTATATATAATGTTATTCTTGATAATATGAAAAAAGCTATTCAATCTGACAGAACTACGTTAATATATACTTTAGAAAAAGAAGGTCACAAATGTGGCTCAGACATAATTAGGAGACTATAATGGCGATAACGCAAGCAATGACTACTTCATTTAAACAACAGCTTTTAGAGGGTGGTCATAATTTTAAAACAAGCGGTGCAGGTGGTAATGCATTTAACATAGCTCTTTACACAAGTTCAGCTAGTTTAGATGCTTCTACAACAGGATACACAACATCTAATGAAGCTAGTGGAACAGGATATACTGCTAAAGGAAATCTTTTAGTTAATGTTACACCAACAACAGGCGGTACAACTGCTTTTGTAGACTTTAATAACACTACATGGAGTAGCTCAACAATAACTGCAAGAGGTGCATTAATATTTAATGACACTAATGCAGATAGTTCTGTTGCTGTACTAGACTTTGGTTCTGATAAAAGTTCAACGAGTGGAGATTTTACAATTCAATTTCCTACTCCTGACGCAACTAATGCTATAATCAGAATAGCTTAAATTTTAAAAGGTAGTTAGACTATGGCTCTCAAATTTTTTGACAGAACCAAGCAAGATGCTACAACTACTGGAACAGGAACTTTCACTTTAGCAACAAGTGCCTCTACAGGTGGCTTTAGAACATTTGCATCAGTACATACTACTGGTGATCAAGTTTTTTATTGTGCTGTTGACAATGTAAATAATACATTTGAAGTCGGTGAAGGAACATTAACTTCAGGAAGTCCTAATTGGACATTAAGTCGTACTGTAATTAAAAGCTCTTCTAACTCAAATAATGTAGTTAATTTTGGAGCTGCACCAGAAATATTCTCCACATACCCTGCTGAAAACGCTGCTTTTTCTGATACAGGACTTGCAAGCAATGTTGTAGAAACAGACGCTATCTTTACTCAGACTTTAACAGCAAACAAAGCTCTTTCAGGTCAATTTAAAGGTACTCTTCAATTTAATAAGGCTTTCTTTACTTCTTCAGATTATACAGTTGCATCAGGTCAAACATTAACAGTTACCGACAGTGATGATTTATATGCTGTTAATATATCTAATACTAAAGTTATGGATAGGACAACAGATTTCACAGATGTTACGGCAATATCTGCCGATACTTTATTTGCTCCTGGTGTAAATGCTTATGCTCAAGTAACAATTAATGATGGTGTAACAGCAACAGTATCACCAGCAGGTACAACCTTTGTAAATAATGGTTCAGGTATTATTGTTGATTCAATACAACAAGAAGGTGGTGCAACTAAATGGAAATTACCATTAGTAGATGGTAGTGCTGAATCTGCTATTGTAACAGATGGTGCAGGTGGTTTTAAAGTTAAAGGTGCATCAGTAGGAGGAGCTGTTGCATTAAACCCTCAAGGCGAAACTCTTATTTCAACAGTAGATTTTAATAATTATGTAGCTAATACAAATTATGTTGAGTTTATAGTTCCTACATCTTTAGCATCAAGTACATCAGATATTGAATCTTTTAGATTTGATTTAGATTTTTTAACTTTTTATGCACCAAGCGGTACTTCTGGAGCAAATACAGCAGTATTTATACAACCTATGACAGCAAAAGATACTCGTATGCCGTTAGGAACAGCCGCATGGGAATGGACTTCACAATATATGTATAATAATAGTACCTCTTATAATAGAAGAACCCAGTATATGACTGGAAATTCTAATGAAGGAAGTACAAATACATATCAAGGAACTTATTACGGAAAAGATTATGGCTTACCTTTAACAGGAGGCTCTAGTAACTACGGAACTCCGAGTGATTGGTACACAGATACTCCTCCAAACTTTACAAATTCTGATCCAATAAGTCAGTGGCATTCTAACATGACAGGAACAATAAAAATTCAAAATCAAATTTATGCTCCTAAAGTATCGTTTAATTTTGATGGAGCAATGGCTTATAGTGGTGGTCAATGGAATTATACATTTATGGTTACAGGTGGACATTCTACTTATAGACAAAGCAGTCAAACTAATAATCGACCAATTACAGGAGATCACGCTAGAGGATACAGAATATGGTTTTTACCAGGAGATTATACTATGCTATCAAATTGGAAAATTTCTGGTGGAAGATTAGATGCTTATGTTAAGTTAAAACAAAGTAAATCTCAATAACAGTTGGAGACACAGCATAAACTTAAAAATTGCAATATAGGCAAAAATACATTAAAAAGGTAATATTATGGCATCATTAATAAAAACAAATAAATTAAGCACACCAGGTGGACAAGAGTTTACTCTTCCAACCTCACTACCTTCTGAACAATCATCTTTAACATCTACTTCAGCAGGACAACTTGGTTATGGTGCTTTAGGTTTTTCTTCTGATGCTATGGTTGGATCAAATTTTGTTAAATCAGGTACAGAAACTAGTACGGCTAATATATCAAGTGACGTAATGATAGACAAAGCAAGAGTGAAAATGGATGCTACAGCTAATCAAGTAATTCTTTCTGTTAAACCCACTACATTTAAAACAGGACAACAAGCACAAAACATACAAGTTGCAAGATTTTGTTACGATGGAGTTTGTTTTAATGATGGTGGTTTCTATCCAACAATACAATTATTAGATTCAAGTAATAACAATATTATTAGTAATAGTAGCTCAAATCAAGCAATGCGTTCTTATGCTAATGTTAATGGTGGAATGACACACTACAGTAACGATCCTAATACTGCATATTGTCCTATGTTATACAGTTATAGTTACAGACCTACTGGTGCTTATACTGGAGTAGGTGCTAGTGATGAAATATTTAATATAACTTCAAGAAGAAATGGCATAGCTATGATGAATGGTTTTGTTGAAATTATGCTTACAAGTAGTGCGGCAAATGAAGATGATGGAAGTTCTAGTAATAGTTGGGGAGCAGGTGGTCATATTTTAATTAAAACTTTTTCATGGTTTAGACACCAATCTTCTTATTCTAATACTGATAATAACTCAATTCAAAGAAATTTTAATATATTTAGTTCTAAACAAACTACTGTAAATAATATGGAAAAAATTAAATTTTACAGCTATACTGGTAGTACAGTAATGAATGAAGGTCTTTTTTGGACAGAATCAATGTTAAACCCATTTAGAACAGTATAGGTATAAAATGACAGTTAGAACAGAAAAAATACAAGCATTAACAGGATCAGCTCCTCTTACGCTTCCAACAACTTTACCCACATCTGAAAGAGGTATTCAAGTAAGCACAACAGGTGTTCTTTCAACTCCTTCTGCACCAGACTCTATGACTAATTTAACTAGTAGTGTTGGTTCTGTACCAGGTTGGGTTTTGTTAGATCATACTGAAGTAGAAACCGCAGGTCCTACGATGACTGTTAGTTCTCAGGGAAATACTACTTATCCTGCCGCTGATATATATCAGTATGAACTTCGATTTAATATTATGGGTTATTATCAAAATTCTCCATATTACATTCAAATGTCTCCTATGGTTGATGGAGTTAGAAAACCAAATGGTAATGGACAGTATCAGATGGGAACTGGTTTTAATTATGGTTCAGGTAGAAGCAATTATTCAGAATCAGGAAGTGGTACAGGAACTGATGACAATAGCTATATGTATCAAACATATCAAAAATTTAATGGACTGAGTAGTCCAACAGGAAATAGTTACTCTAAAATGTTTGATGTTAGTACAGCTGCTTATACTGGTGGTAGAGCTGGAGATGGTGGTATACAAGGAAGAATGAGATATTATAATGGAAGTGCCTATCAAGGTGCTAGAATTGATCCTGTAGGTAAAAATAGAAGAAGTAATAATAATAATAATAGTTATGAAAGTATTTCAGCAGGTAATACATTTAGTTCAATGCCTGTTAGTTCAAATCCAACTCATACAGGTAAAGTTAATGGTTTTCAATTTTGGTGTAACTCAGGAACTAATCATGTGTTAATGGGATTTATACAATTATGGGGAATGCCTAAAACAGTATCTTAAAGGAACAATAATATGTCAACATTAGCAACAAATAAAATAGGAACATTAAGCGGTTCTGCCGATCTTTCCCTACCAACAACAAGACCTTCAAGTACATTAGCAGGTCGACTTGATTCAGTAGGTAATGTAAGTTTTGCTTCTGCATCATCTAATGTGGATAATATAATATCAGCAAAAAATAGTAAAATAGGAATTGTTTTATTTGACGAAGTAGCCTGTGGTTTACAATCTGATGCAGTTGAAACACAAGATGTTGTGAGTGGCACAGATTTAGTAAAAGGTTTTAGTGTAGGTCTACATAATGCTAGTGCTTTTAATAGAGAAAATTATCTCTTTGATGGAAATATAAGACAGATAGAAATAGATTTTTGTTTTTACAACAACAAAAGCTCTAGTAGTGGTAATAGTAGTGGAGGAACGAGTACCTATACTTACTTTACCCCACTAGATACTTCTGGTAAAAAATTATGGAAAACAACACAAAACGCAAATTGCATGTACGCAAGAACTTATGAAGATGCGGGTTCTTCAGGTAATCAATCTAAACAAGGAGCTCCTGACGAGGCATTTGGTCCGACCAACAATCCTGGTTTTTTTAGAACATATGATGGTAATTATCCAGGAACATCAACCTTTGGTAAGGTTTATTGGCTTTGTGGTGTAAATTCAACATGGCAAGCATTTTATCAAGTAACAAAATTGAATCAGAATCGTTCAAGTGGTGATATGTACCCAACCCTTCAGTCTGGTTATGTTATGCCGTCTAGTTACCAAACAAATACTTCTAGAGGTCAAACAGGCGGTAGTAATAGTAAAGGTTACGGACAACCATGGGAGTTGATGGGTGGCGTAGCTTTTAATGGTGGTAATCAGAATGGATCACCATTTGATATGTTTCATGCTCAAGCGTATGCTTACATTAAACCAACAACAATAGTTTCTACTTAGGGAGATAATATTATGGCAAAACCAACTGAACAAGTTTTAGAAAAAGGCGTTATTAACGATAAAAATCCTCAAACAGGACAAAGAGAAAATAGACCTGAAACAGATGAGGAATTAGCAGAAAGACAAGAAGGTTATGATAATTGGTTAAAAAATTATTATATTAATAAAACTTCTTTTGCTGAATCAGTAGGTTTGGGTATTCTTCCTGAAACTGATTGGACACAACTATTAGATAGCAACTTAACAGACGAATCTGTTGCAGAATTTGCATCTTATAGAAAAGTTTTAAAAGAGTTAAGTAAAGATAAATTAGATGGAGCTAATAATCCTACTAATCCTGATGATGATTTTTGGGATGAAGAGTATGATGTTCACTCTAACTTACCCACAGAACCAACCCCTGTATATAAACCAGAAGAATAGGAGTAAAACCAAATACTCGTATTTTCTTAAACAATAGGATAATATAAAAAAATGTTTGGTTTTAGTTCATTTGCACAAGATAGTTTTTCTTCGTCAGGAGATGTAAGTGTTTCTGTTGTTGTTGTTCCATCAACAGTTACAGCTACAGGACAGATTGGAAACGCTTCAGCAGGGCAGTTTGTTACTGTCTTACCTACAGGCGTGCAAGGACAAGCACAAGCAGGAACTCTAGGTCAATTTGCATTAGGAGTGCAAGGAAATACTTCTATAGGTCCTTACTCTATAGCTACTGAAGGCAATGTTATTATTGTTTTAGAAACTCCTGTAACAGGAACAACTCAACTTGGAAATGAAACCCTTAGTTTAGATTGCGTTCTTACTATGACAGGTGTTCAAGCAAATACATCTTTAGGTTCTGTAGACTTTAAAATAGATACTATTGCTACACCAAGAGAAAGCGAAGACTTTACTATAACAGTAAAAAGCACTGGCAGTGGTAATAAATATTTTGTTAATGGTATTCAACAACAAATGCCTACTGCATTGCACAAAGGTTTTACCTACAAGTTTGATCAATCAGATTCAAGCAACACAGGTCATCCATTAAGATTTAGCACTACACAAGATGGTTCAAACTATACTGATGGAGTTACAGTAGTAGGAACACCAGGTCAATCAGGAGCTTATACACAAATTGTTGTAGCTGATAATGCACCTAGCACTTTATATGTAAAATGTAATATTCACAGTGGAATGGGTTTTGCTGTTACTGTAGGTGCAAATGTAGAAATTAAAGGAAATG